CAATATTTGAAGCTTTTCCCCAGCCTTTTTTTGCTATAGCAATTCCTTTAGGTATTTTTGAAATTATTCCTGCCATTTATACTCCTATTGTTTTTTAACACGGTTATACAGATAAGACAAGCCTCGTGACATGGGCCCTGAATCAGGGGCCACGGTTCTTGTTAGGTTAGCTAGACCTCCACCTGCAAAACCATGCTTCTTATCCCATATCCACTGTTCAATAGCAGAAGGTTGTACAGTACGAGGATCTTTCGCCCATTCTTCTTTTTCTAAAGTCGCTAACTGACTTGCATAATCTAAAGGAAGCTCGGAATAAATATCTCTTGGATCATCTTTTCCAAATTGACGTTTAGCCCAATCACCAAAAAGTTCTTCATCACCTAATTCTCCTCCTGCAGATATTACTCCTGGTTTATACCACCTGCCTGCATAAGGTTCTCCCTTCTGTTCTATTAAATCTTTAAGATTAGTTATTTCATCTGGTTTAAAAGGAGCAAATCTTTTTGAAGGAATTCCCATCATCTTTGATGGCAAATTCACATGAGGTAAAAGATAATCAAGGCTCATTCCTTCTTTCCAGCCTTTTTTAACTTCTTGCCTTACATAGTTTTTTGCCTCTTGTCTTCCAACATCTTCAGCTTTAAAATCTTGTTCTCCTTCTTCAGTTAAATATCCTTTATAATTTTTAGCTATATCTACTTGTTTAGCTGATGCTTTATCCAGTTGATCTATCTGAAAATCAACATATCCACTTTTATCTCCATGTTTCTTGTAAATTTCTACATAACCTTCAGGTAACTCTTCCAGCTTAGAACTAGCAATTTGTTCTTGATGAAACGCATCCATCCATGCATCAAGATCCTGTTTATGTTTAAAATATTTATAAGCTTCGGGATTTTTTTCTCGGTCTATTTCATCTATTTTTTTTCCACCATAACCGAACCAACCCGCAGTCGTTGCCCGTTTAGCACCTTGTATATCTCCGGTCAATAAATACGGTAATGCAAAACCTAATTCAATTGGAATATCAGCCCATCCAAATAACCAACCGGCGCCTCTTGCAGATTTTCCGAATTTTGTAAATTTTTCTGCCGCTTCTTTAGCACCTTTACGTCCTGATTTAGCCAGTTCCATTTCCTTATTAATAACATTTCTAATACATATATTCGTTCCCCCAACAGGACCTGCATTCTGATAACCGACTCGTCCTCCGCTGCTTAGACATTTATCAATGTTGTAGCCAGCTGCTTTCATCATTTTCGTAACAGTAACAGGTTCAATATATTTAGAGGGACGCCCTACAAATTTTTTTCTTTGGGCAGATTCAGGAATCTTAGGATAAAAACTAGTTTCTCCTAGTTTAATTTTATTGATAATTTGATTTCCTCTTTCTGATCCATAATCAGCTATAATGCTTGCCATTTGTTTCTCACCAAGCATACCTGGTTTTATTTTTTGAACCTCGGCTATTTCTTCCATTGCATTTATTAAAAGTGGCCCCTTTGTACCTAAACTTCCTCCTTTTTGAATTTTTCTTCCTTTGTCTACAAAATCAAACGTACCGCCTTTGTTTAAAATTAATTCATCAACATCAAGTCCAAGCTTATTGGCCTTGGTTGCTGCAATTTTAAAATCTTCAGCTAATTTAACTTTATTTTTATGAGTATTATACTCCATCAATGCTTTACCAATATCTTCATCATAAGTTTTTCCTTGAAGTCTATTAATATAATTAGGTTTATAAGTGAAACGTTCAAAAAAATTAGTTTTTGCTGAATCTGAAAATAATTTTAAATTATTGAGTTTTTTTGCTTGAAATATTGGAAAAAAATGAGCCCGAACAAACTTTAAAGCATCATTATCTACAACGCCTAATTGTTTATTTAATTTAGTCACTTTATTACTCCAGCCTGAATCAGGATCAGCGAACCATGCTTTTTTACCTTCTGGACTCCAACCTTCTCCCACTGGAGATTTTTGTAAAATGGCTCTGTATCGTTTTTGATATAGAGCATTTTTAGTATTTTTTTCCTGAGCAAGGAATGTTTCATTAAGTCTAAAATCATTTTTAATAAAATCATCTAAATTATCTCCAAACTCTACTTTCATTAAATCCTTCAAAGCAACTTTAAAATTATCGGTTGTAATTTTTTTGGTTGCCCCCATTGTTTGATTATAACTATTTTTAAAACCACTAGGAGACATGTTAGTCCACTGTACGGGCTTATTGCCATGCACTTTTCTCCAAAGATCCATAAATTCATCTGAATTAGAAAGACGGGATTTTAATTCTCTAGATATTACTTCAGAACTGGGTCGTGTCCCATGTTCTATATAAAGATCATTAAGCGATTTTACATATTTAATATTTAATTTAAAACGATCCAGTCTGCTAAGATCATCTAGAGAAAGAGGACTTTTCTCAAGGGTTCTTATTCTACGTCTAATGCTTCTTTTTTTTAATTCTTCTGGATCTCCAATTTTAGAATATCCTGGCAATTTTCTTTTTTCTTCTATAGGAAGAGCATGATACTTTTCTTTTTGTTCTTTTAAAATACGTTCCTTGTTTTTTTCATACCACTTCCTTTTTTGCTCAGGCGTTCCAGCATACCCCTGCCTCACGCCTGCAGGTCCGTGGTCCACGAGCTGTGAAACACCGCCCTTGGATCCGAGGAAAACTTCATTAGTGCTGAAAGGGGGTTTTTGATAGTACAATTCTTCTTTAGGGCTTAGTTCGTCAAATTCTTCGGGCAACACAGCTGCGGGCTGATTGCGGGACGCAAGCCACTGGGTCGTGTCGAAACGCTTGGGCGTAGACTCGTTGCCGTACAGGTCGTTGATTCTGTTGATGTATTTTACAATGTTCATTATTCGCCTAAAA